TTATTTACATTGCTTATATTCATTAACGGACAATCGTAATCCATCTTCAAAACCACTACGATAAGCAAATCGAATGATCTGACATTTCTTATTGTACACACTTTGGAGTTCGTTGATTATACCGAGATTCCTCCCGTTCAACAAACACTCCAGGACATCCAACGCATTTGAAAATTCCTCGTCTATTTCATGAACCTGACCCTTTAAAGCTTTTTTGGTGAATGACTCAACGTTAAGTTTAACTAGCTTTTCCAATTCATCAGAGCACATAGACATCCCCCTTGTCTTGTTGTGTCGCGTTGTTTACTATCCCATTTCCTCGTGGTACAATTTACCTCTAGATCACCGCCCTTGAAAGGAGTACTTTTGAAGATTGAAAAAAATCTCCCGAGGGAGATGCTTGCTCGGTGACCTGATCGATTCGCGTGGTTGGACGCACGAATATTACGCTTCAATATCAGGTCGGTCAGCTCGTATGATATCTTATTTTTGTCGCAATCAGCGTACGATGTTGCCAGAAGATATTTATGTAGCTACCCTGATTTTTAAATGCGATATAACGGATATCTATGAGTTCATAGAGCAGGATGCGGAATGAGCTTCCGCACTCCCCCGGGCTCGTCCGAACAAATTGTTCGTTGTTAAATTATACCTCCCCATGTCACTTCTGTGTGTCGGAATATGTCGTATTAGCGTTTGGAAAAATATAACTCAAATTATCCAAGTCTGTTACGCTCCGTCACAATCCACCCCGTTCCGATATTTGCTCGTTCAACATAGTATTCATGTACCCCTTTTTCCGTCAGAAGATCAACATAACATGGTGAGCTGATTTGGTCCTGGTAACTTAGGATCACCTCTTTTGCATCCTTTAGATTTGTAAGCGTTTTACTAGGAAAAGAATACTTGTTCATATTATGTCTCCTCACCCTTGATGTTAAGTTAATGTTACCATCTGTATTCATATTTAAAAAGACTTGAATTCATAATTATGCACATTGTATCATGGAAACATACGTTCGTATAGATGGAGGCGTGTTAGATGGGTATAGCGGAAGCAATCACAAACGAAGACCGTCACTATGTAAAACGATACATTATATTACCTATGATCATAACGGCATTTGAACGTGATAGCCGGTATATACAGGAGCAGCTAAAGACACCAGGGCCATATGTGGATGTAATCAAAGGGGCAATCGATCGAGCTCACAAGGATTTGATGGAGGTCAAGAAACATTTTTGGATAAAAGGGATCAAAGTGTACGAAGAGGTTAACACCGAGGTCGGCAGGAGAGCTAAGTTTATGTGTCGTGGATATACATCATTTATGGAGCTTAGATGGGAGTATATATCAGCGGAGGCTTCTGTGATGATGCGCAAATATTTGGGACTGGACATATCGTCCTTTTACGATCCAACATTAGCGGAGCATATGAGGGAGAAATATTGAATAAAAAAAGAAGCCCCACCAGCGCGTAGCATAGCAGGGCTTCTCTTACCGATGCTTTCGGTTTTGTCATCATTATAATACATTTGGGACATATTGTAAATTACTTTTCGGAAATTGTTGCTGTCTTAGTTTTATTGTTCCAGGATACTTTATCGCCCCGGGCCTCTGCAACAGCTCGCAATGGCACGTACACCGTACCATCTATTAGTTTTCCGTCTTTGATATGTTTCCCGTAAGCTTTTACGGTTACTTTGTCATTCACGGCAGCAGCGCCCTCCTTCTTTAATTCATTCAAGCGCCCTTGTACAGCGGCCTTAAACGCATACCAGCCGGACCATGTGCCGCCATCATACATAAGGCGCGGACAAATCTTGCGTGACCAGTCCCAATGTCTGCGAAGACGATCCACGCCCCATCCTCGCTCGATAAGCATCTGAGCGACTAACGTCACGGCATTTTCAATTGTTTTGGCGTAATTTCCACTCTCACAGATTTCAATGCCGATCGATGTCCGGTTGCCACTAGCGCTGCCGCTACCATCACCAGCATGCCATGCATTTTCGTTCAGTGGAATGCATTCAATGGCTTCGCGTTCATCCACTACGATATGGAAAGAAGCTTGACGGTCATTAGCCGGATTGGTAAGCCAGCCCCTTTCACCGTTAGCTGAAGAAGATGGGTTCCCTGTATTGTGGATCGTGATTGTTTTCGCGGACATAGACAGGCCCGGCCGCCGGTTACAAGCGGTCGAGCGTGGTATGTGGTCCTTGCGGTAAATCACTCTCCCTCCACTCCCTTCTTGCCCTGCTTAATGAGTTGATTCCCGAATACAGCCACAGCCCCACAAAGAATGCCTTGGATAACACTTTGAACAGTGAAGCCCAGCAACATACAAGCGAATACGATAGCAATGATCGTAACCAGGTAAATAATGCTCCAGTCCGGAATAAGCGGAGTTTGCTTCAGTACATATCCGATAATCCAGCAAGCTAAGACGACCCCAACCAGTTCAGCATTGATATATTCCATAATCATGTTCCACTCCACTATAATCACCCTTTCAAATTATTTAAGGCCGCCCGAGATAATAAAGGCTGCGACCGCCAAAACAAAAGCCCCGGCGAATGTACGCCAGAGCCATTTTTGGTTATCTTCGATTTTGTCCAGCCTGGTATTTGCCAAATTCGCTTCGTGTAATGCTTTGATTGCTGTCTCATTGGCGTTAATTGCTCTATCTAGCTTTTCATCCATGTTGTCCACCTTCGTTTCTACTCTGGTGATTCTTTGCAGCATTTCGGATTGTACTCCATCCACTCCGGTTCCCCCTATTCTTCTTGCTTCGTGATTTCTTTATGGTTACTTATGACTTCTAACCTTTTTGTAATTGCTCTTTGGATGCTCGATAAGTATTCCACCTCCTGACCTTGGTAATAGGTCCCGACTGCCGAGATTACTTCACACACATCCTGCACAGTCGGATATAGCTCGACCATCAATTTGTTCTGGATCCTCGCCAATCCAATCACTCCTTAGCCAAATTAAAAAGCCCTACCGTTTGGCAGGACTTTCATTGTATTATTGGAATTCCTTGAGAGCTTCGTTGATGTTGTTTAGTTTCAATGTGTTCTGATCCACCTTTTCCCTAAGGCTCTTCAAACCATCTTCCCACACCTGTTTAACCACACCAGTTTGTTCACTCATGGATTCTGTCTTTGCTTCTTCTTTCTCAATGCTGTTATTTAAATGCTCCAATACATCCGTAACCTTTTTCTGTTCGTTCAGTAGGTCATATTTCGTATAGTACTTACCATCCAACAGAACGACTTGGTTGTTAACTGGAGTTTCCTCAGCCGTAACCATGATTGTTTTTCCTTCCACCTTTATATCAGCTCCTAAGGACTCAGACAACGCTCTAACCGGAACGTTAGCCCGACCATCTATGATTGCTCCTTTGTCGGAGAGAGTTTCGCCATTTACGATAACGGTATACTCACCAGTAACTTTCTTGCCGATCATTGAATTTATCTGAGCATACACATCTTGTCCGAACGCAGCTACAGAAACACCAAGTACAAACGAAATAACTAAACCCAACAAATTTTTCGTTTTCATGAATCGCCCTCCTCCGCAGGTTCTAATACAGTTAATATAACACTACGGAGAATCATGGTAAATGTTTCATATTACAGTCCGATTACAGTTGCTTGGCTGAAGTCTACAGTACCTTGGAATATGGTAGAACCGTTCAGCGCTCGCATGAATAAGTCGTTGACCCCTATGACATGCAACTGGTTGCCAGTAGCGTATATTAGCCCCTCTGATTGGCTTGATGAATTGTAATAAGTATGACCAGAGATGTTGGCCTGTGGATTTGTCCCGAGTGTAACCCTCAGCGAATTGAAAGAATCAAAGAATTCGAATCCATACGGATCAAGTACAATTCTTTCGCCTGATGCTGCCGTTCTAATCGTACTACCAAGGATATCAGCACCTTGTATGAATGATCCGTATATATCTCCTCCGTTGATGGTCGAGGCGGATATATCTCCGCTAAACTCGGCTCCTACGGCCTTCATATGGCCCGTTTCATCTACGGAGAAGTCATTACCTATCTTGATACTACCACCGATGAATTGACCGGCTCTAACGACTCCTGTGAATTCGTATTCTTGATTGATTGGATCGAAATAAAGTGAATCGGTATAGCTCCCGTTTCCGTTCCCTTTTTGCATTCGGAATTCATCTGCGTTCCAAATTGATCTGGCCATCTTGTCATAACGTTCAATGACAATCCCCTCATCAGGTCCGATCTTAACACCGTACATCCATTTATCCTTACCGACCGTTGTTGTCTGGATCCGGTAAATAGTGTCTTGGATGCCTTCGATATAATTGGCGATTTTGACTTTGCTGTTGATCCGGCGCTTTGGTGAATACGAATACTCAATGATGCGCTGCTGTTCATTGATTCCTAGTTCCTCGTCGATGATTTGCACAGAATCACCAAGTTCGAAGTATTCCAAGCCTTCAAACTCAGGCAAAGTATTCAGCTCCACTACATCGATTTCATAGGCTGTCTGAATCTCGCCTGATTGCCCGTTTACGTCCTTTATGATGCCGCGTAGGTTCTTACCTAACCGGAACTGCACACCGCGATCCTGGCCCCTTTTATTAAGCAGAGAGACGACATACTGATCAAAGAAGAGTTCACAACCAGATTGCGCTGCAATCTCCATCAAAACTCCCCTGGCGTTCACTCCCTCTTTAAGCTCAAGGCTAATGTATCCGGTTGGCTGAACAGAACCTACCGCAAACCGTGTGCCATCAAGCGCTAATGTTAGAAGCTGTTGTGGTGTTCCGGAATGAATAAATCCACCTTCGAACAAATGAAAAAGCAGGTCATAAGAGACCTGCTCACATTCTACTGCTATAGCCACATTATTATTTTCGGATCGTGTTCTTCGGTGTTTGACGATGTTGAAGTATTGTCCTTCAACCTCAGCGATATTGCCAACTTGGATGTATTGGCTCTTTTCTTCTTCGAGCACAACCGTGAATTTAAGCGTATACGACCCGTTGACTTGTTCACTTATTTCGTCGTCTAGGTAATCCTCTAAGATGGCTAGAGGATGATGTGATTGGTTTAGGATGGTTATCAAGGTATCACCTCTTTATTTTTCCGTAGCCTCGTACCACTCAATTGTATATTAAGGAACAATTTTTTTGATTAGAGGTATCTTTTTCAATAGATACACAATTACAAAACTAATCAAAAATATCGAAACACTCAATAAAGGAACTCTTATTATTGCGCTGGTGTGCCATTGAAAAACACCGATTGTGGACTGTGCAAGTTCATTTAGAATACAAAAATGCACTATATAAATACCGAAACTGCATTCACTTATAGTCTTAATTACTCTTAGTAAATTGTTATTTCTGTTACCAAATAACTTAACCCAATCTATTGATTTCACAAGAACAAATAAAGCAGCTGACATCGACACAACTGTTATACTGAAATACTCATAAAAAAATGAGTTTAGATTACCATCGTTATTTTTGGTCAAAAAATAAGTTAGTAGCGGGGTAGATATAACACTTATCGATCCTGCAAAATAAATTAGAATTTTCATTTTATTTCCGATTTCGTATTTATACAAAAAATGCCCTAATACAAAATAACCGACACAACTACCAATAAAAGAAATATCGGTACTTGAATTTAAATTGACCTTAAGTAAAAATTCCACAAGTGGTAAGACTGAACACATTGCAAACCAAATTGATAAAGCATATATCAAAACGCTTTTACTAGCTTGTGATGTAAACGATTTAATAATCGGGGTTAAGATATATATCATAATAATCGCGTAAAAAAACCAGAAATGCCAGTAAATAGATCCGCTTAGGAAATCTAAAACCATACCTTTTAATGAGAAGTCCACACCAGTATAGCGAGGTTTGATAATAACATAAATCACACCCCACGCAAAAAAAGGAATCATTACTTTGTTGAACCTTTTTTTAAAGAAAACACTCATGGTATCTGATTGGGAAGGATTTAATAGAAACATTCCAGATACCATGAAAAATATTGGCACAGACCATTTTGAAAATGAGTTGAATATATTTTCTACCCACCAATTAGATAAATTGGTTGTATGAAAGCTGGCGATAGAAAAGGACCCGCAAATGTGTATGATAATTACAGCAAATATCGCCAGTGTTCTCAGCACATCTGCAAAAACAATTCTATTTACTCCGTTATTACGTTTTATCATAAGCACCTCATCTATTCTTAATTGAATAGATTCATTTTAAGAGTAAATATTGGAAACTTCAACACTATAGCTTTAATTTGGTACTCTGAGCATTCTGTATCCACTACCTGCGCTGTTTTCTGCCCCCTGCGTAACACGAACCACTGATAACGTTCCGGATTTCCGTCGTTTCAGTAAAAAAGCCGTGTCATCGTCAACGGTAGGAGTCATAAACTTAAATGTTCCGGATGTCATGATATCTGTGTCAATGCCATTGTCTGTAATTTGTGATGAGTCTTCTGCCATAATGCTTATTTTCGAACAATTTTCCGTTATAGTAACTGGTTGGATTCGTGTCTCAAGACGGCTGTTTCTAACGTAGTCCAAATAATATTCTCCGACATAACCCTCACGGCGGTTTCCTATGACTAAGACTTCATAAATCGGATTATCTGCGGTTCCTCTAATGTCATACATCAAACCATCGGCTGATTCAAAAGTATTACCAATAAAGGTGAACCCGTGACTTGATCTATAGTTAGATCTAATATTGATACACGATGTTCTTGATCCACCTGCAGAACATCCTACCATTGTTACTCCACGGCATGATTCAAATGCCCATTGTGCGCCACTCGTACCACGCTCACCCCCACCAATCGCCTTACTGTTAACAATGGTGATTTCTTGGCATGCCTCAAAGTACATTCCAATACCCCATCCACCAACATGAAACTTAATAACAAATACATTCTCTAGATATAACCCTTCACTCACTGACGATTCCGACCAATCATCTTGAGCAATTGCTGGGTGTTTTTTGGCTACAAACCCAGTAACATACCGTCCTACGTTGAGAACTTGAACATTTCGAAATACTGACCCTTCCCATCCTTTATAAACAACAATGCCGTCATTTTCGGTACACATCATATCTAATGTTATCTCTGACACTCCACATCCTACATTACCTCCCGGAGTCGGTCCGTAGAAATTGAGTAAAGGTACAGTAAATTGTGTAATCAACATCATGATCTGTGTGCTATTCATCCCAGCTCCAACAACTCTTGTGCCAAACTTAGAAAGGCGAATTGATTCAGAAATGGGATATCGCCCCTCAGGGAAATACAACACGCCTCCAACGTCCGGTAAAGCATCTTCTGCCCTCATAACTGCCTCGCTATCATCGGTATAAACAACTGCGCTATTTGATGTCGTTACAGCTTCATCTCGCAAGGTAATTGTATTAGATGCAGCATCCACCCCTGTGACTACCGTTCTAAGATCGCCTGATCCTCGTTGGGTGTATTGGAAATCATAATCTATATCTGTTGCTTCAGCATCATACAACACAAACGCCATGCGACCTCCAGGAGTTGTTGAGGTAAAAGTTATTGTGTCGGATCCTGGGGTCCCTCCAATTATCCAGTTTGGAAATTGACACGCCCTAATCTTGTCAGCGATCTGAACTACAGTATCCGATGTAGAGACTGGTATCTTGCCATCAGGATATGAAGTGGTCACTATCCAACCATCAAGGTATATCATTATATTTCCGTTCCGTTTAGCTGTTTGCTTAATTTGAAGTGTTACGATTTCCGGTTTAGGATTATTTCCAGCACCAGTAATGAGGATTCCGCAACCTTCAACAAACGGATTAACATTATCGACTTGTAACGAATTGGTTCCTGCCGATATTTGTCCGAATCGCCGCTCGAATATACCGAGTGCGCCATATCCTTTTACGTTTATGACGTTTGCAGTTTGTTTTTCGAAGTTTGAATTAAGTATTTCTAACTTATTATCAGCAGCGTTCAACCTATCGCCTAAAACAGGATACCCCCCACGAGAATCTACAATCTCGGTGTTATCGTTACCCGCTTGCGCGACTATTTCACTTATACGACCATTCACATTATCGATAGCCTCTTTTACATCTTCCCCTGGTACTTGGCCTGTGTATGTTATATCTTCGGCCTTGTGTGCTGTTTTAGAGCTAATGTGACCAGTCAATTCAATATTCAGATTCTGAAAGTTTTGATTAACCTTAGGGTTACTTATCCTTAGTTGTTCACCGATTGGGATGTTTTGAATATTTGCCAATATCCTCGCCTCCTTTAGGCTGCGTACTTGAAGTTGAAATTGATGTCCATGGTTATGTTCAAGCCTGATCCACCAACGACTACGGTTGATGTTCCAGGTGGTAGTTTCCCAAATTGAGCGTTAGTATTTTGTAGAACATTTTGCGTGCCTACCTTCGCAGTTTTTCGTTTGAAATCAAGCGTTAATGTTCCAGACATTGGCACATAGTACCTGAAATCAACATCCCCAATCACCAGAATCAAAGACGAGAAACTGCCAGTGATTTGAACAACAGGTTCAGCATTTAAAGTGCCTAGGTTGTTGATTGACATAGATGTAGGCGAATTAATTGTATATGAATAGGTGTCACCCCAAGTAAAATCATCATTCCATGTGTAATCTGTATCCCATGTAAGAAGGTCGGAAGTTGATTCCTTACTGTAGGCCCATGGATCATAGGCGACGAATGGAAGCGTGAATGTTCCAAGACCACTAACACGGTCAATAGGAAGATCGCCAGAGTATCGAACCATGTACTGCTTCGACGGATCGTTTGAGAAGACAAGCGGCATGGTTCTCGGCCTTCCATCTGGCCCCAATAAAAAAGCAGCAAACGCGGAAACACGCTGCTGCAATTCCATTGAGTTTTTGGCGACAAAGGCACATTCAAGGTCGAATTGTCTCGGCCCCATAGTCGCCCCAAAATCATAGGCTCCATGCATTCCTGGGACGGTTACTATGGTGTCAACCGTAGAGGAGAGGATAGGGCGCTGGCTCCCCCTGAACACGCCCATTCCTAGCTCCTGCGGCGTTTTACCGTCTAAAGTTAATACTACGTATCGGCTCAAGCCGGCGCACCTCCTAATCCTCTTGTGTTCCCCGTTGTGAGGCTTCCAATTTGTTGTGCAAGCTTGCGTATGTCGTTATCCTCTCGAATGTGGATGTTGGCTCCTGCAAACAGCCCGTACATGTTTACGTTGTGGTTCGTAGCCGCTTGTTGTGCGGCAGCTCCCGAGGTTGAGACTGCAACCTTTGCCGCATCCGTTGCCATGGCGTTTGCGACAGCACCTGAGAGGTTCTTTGCTGACTGTACAGCAAGCCCTTGTGCATTCTCTATCCCAACCGCAAGCCCCTCAGATACAAACTCACCAAGCCCCATAGTAACTCGGGATGGCGACTTGATTTTAAGGGTGTTCTTGATTGTGTTTGAAATGCTCTTAGACAACTGAGATACTTTGTTTTTGAGTGGTCCGGCCATTTCATCAATACCTGCCATCAGGCCGTTGATGATTTCACGACCAATTTCCGGCATGGATGCAGTCATGGCGTTAAACTCGTTCTTCGTGCCGGATCTGATTTTCTTTACGCGATCCGCAAACTCTTTTTGCAATACATCCAACTCGGCAGCAGCCTTAACATTCAGGTCTTTGATTTGTTGGAGAGTATCAACCCGAAGGCCTTCCAATTCCCTGACCGCTTGAGTGCGTGCCATTTGGTTCTTGGTGCGCCAGAGATTTTGGTACTCCGTCAGTTCCGCATCCGTCAGAGAGTTGAGTGCCATAATCTCAGCCGCAGCCTTAGGCCCCATTTCTCTAAGTTCAGACATCAGGCCATCATCCAGGCCGCGCTTACCCAAGAGATTAAGAGCTTCCGACCACTCGGTTATGGTCTCTACTTGACCCTTGAGGTTTTCAACAAGTTGCTGCCCTGATACTTCAGCCTTCTGCGCAACCTCGTCAAACAAGCCAGCAAAGCTATAAATAGATTTAGTGCGGTTCTCAACGGCCTGTTCGTACACTTCGTTCAGCCTTTGTTCTTCCGCAGCTACATTCTCGTTTACTTGCTTTACCTTCGCTAAATAGTCGTCTGACGCAGCCTTGAGCTCAGTGTAGATGGTTTGTCGTACCCTCATTACTTGCTTCTCGGCTTCGGCCCGTTCAGCACTGCCTTCCTTTTGACGAGCCGTCAGACGTTCCCAAGCAGCCAACTCTTCGGCAAGGGATAATTTATTGAGTTCTTTCTTGCTTTCGATCCATGTTTTCGACTGGTCGAATGCCTTCTTCTCAGCTTCTTGCTCGGCCTTGATAAGCTCTTGTTTAATCCGGTAAACTTCCCGGTCGGCTTGCTTACGCTGTTCTGTGCCAGCTTTGTACTTCTGCGAAATCTTCTGCCAAACTTTCAGCTCTTGCTCCAGCGAAAGTTCGTTGTAATATTTGCGATCATCGATCCATTTTTTGCTGGCATCAAAAGCCGCTTTGGCCAATTCCTCGGCAGATTTCTTCACCTTTTTCTTCTTGTTCTTGAGACCTACCGATAAACCTTCTCCAGTTTCCTCACCAAGCTTAGTTGTTACCTTGGACGGCGAGTTGATCTGAAGGGTCTTTCTGATGCCATCGCTTGTTCCTTGGGCAACATCTTCAGCGGCTTTAACTGCTTGTTTTCCGGCATCTTCAATACCAATAGCCAAGCCCTCGGAAATATACTCGCCATATCCCATCATGAGACGAGAAGGGGATTTAATGTTGAAGAAGTCCCTGATTGCCTTACCGATTTTGGAAGATATGTTGATAGCCTCTTGATACAATTCCTGTGTTTTACTCTTGATCCCGTTTTTAAGGCCGTTCATGATATCCGCGCCAATTTTCTTCAAGTCGATGTTTTTAAAGAAGTTCACGATGTCATTCCACTTGTTGACTACACTCGTTTTGATTTCTTCCGTCTTGTTGTTTATGGTTTTAAACAAGTCTCCGAAAATATTGGCTGCCCATTGTTTCAACTGCTGCCACTTTTCCTTCACCTTGTTGACGAATGTCTGCCACTTCGTAAGGATGTTTCCTGTCTCCCAATCGACTTGGTTCACATGCTCCCTGGCCTGGGCCTTTGCTTCTTTCAGAACATCATTATGCATGCTCTGTGCATGTTTTACAGCGCCGTCCCTTTGTTTCTTGGCTTCAGCAATGAGTTTGTCGGCTTGTTCTTTTGTGATACTTCCGACTTCGTCACGCTGGCGTATGATTTCCTTAACGACATCGTTATACTGTTCCTCTGCCGCCTTAATTGTTTCATCACGCTGCTTGACGCTGTTCTTAACCACTTCAGCTGCTTGTCTTGCAGAGAGAGCACTAGCATTTTGACGCATGCGTTCAAGAATGGCTTTTTGTTCGAGCTCGTTTTCTGACATATGCTTGATGCCGGTTTTAACCATTTCCTGCTGGATCTTATTGATCTCATTCCGCTCGGCATCGGTGATTGCCCGTTTTTCAGCCTTGGCCGTTTCCATGATTTCTTTAATTCGAGCTTGCCCTTCTTGAATCGCTGTGGTTTGCGCCGTTTGGTACTCTTTCATTTTAGCGAGTGCCGCTTGTTCCTCTTGCTCGGTCAGAACGGATGTTGACGCGTAGAAGTTGGTCATTTCCTGGAGTTGAGCAGCGTGATCTTCTTTCATCGCCACCAAGACCTGATCGCCCATCTGAGAGAACGTTGTGATTATGCTTTGCGCGGTTTGAGCCGTGACTGTTTGACCAGACCACTGCAATTGATTCAATGCCATAGTCGCTTGGTCATTGAGGTCAAGGAAACCTCCTACAGCCTTCTGTGTAGACGCAGACACTTCCTTGCCGAACCGTTGTATTTCCGGTATTGACTCTTTGTTCAGGTGATTGTAAAGAGCCATACCACCGGCAACTAATCCGGCTATACCTGCGGTAATCGCAAGGATCGGTCCTAATGCCGGGGCCAACATTGTGAACCCTGCTGCTATCTGAGGCAAGAATCCGATAAGAAGGGTGATTGGGCCAATGATTAGAGCCAGTGCGGCTGCTATGGCCCCTCCAATTGCTATAAATGACTTCGCAGATGGCGATAGATCATTGAATCTATCCACCAGCTTCTGCACCCATGAACTAATGGTACGAATTGCAGGTACAAGTGCATCCCCGATTGAAATCTGAGCGGTCTCCATAGAGCCGTTCAATTCCTCAACCGCGCCCTTGAGTGTGTCCATCTTTTGTTTAGCGACATCAGCAGCGGAGATTTTGCCCATTGCCGTTGCCATCGTATTGACACCCTCAGCGCCTTCTTTAAACAAGATATTCGCCGCCCGGATAGCGTCAGATCCAAACATGGTGTTCATGGCAACCAGATGCTGCTCACTATTCAAATGGGACATGGAATCTTGCAGGATCCCACTGATTTCTGCCATGCCCTTTAAATCACCATTAGCGTCATAAAACACTGAAGATAGAGCGCCCACTTGGAATGCCATATCTCTAAATGCTTTATTTGCTTTGTCTGTTCCGACTTTAGCACCTACAGATTTTGCGGCGTATGTCATGAGGGCATCAACGACATCTTTGGTTTGTGTGGACGCTGGCTTAATCCCGTTTTTAGTGAGGTATTCCAATGCGTCCGCTGTTTGGAATGATATCAATCCCAACTCATCGAACTGCTCGTATGCTTCGGTTGTCGTTGGGGTGAGTCTTGTGAGCATGGTTTTAAGAGATGTACCAGCATCAGAACCTTTGAGACCATTCTGAGCGAATACCGCAAGCGCCGTGGCTGTATCTTCGAATGAAAGGCCGACAGAACTCGCAACAGCGGAAACCTGCGATAAGCCGAATTTCAATTCGCTAACCGAGGTTGCAGAGGCGTTAGCAGCACCAGCAAGGATGTCCGCTGCCTTGTTAACATCCAGTGCGTCATCCCGGAATGCGTTGAGGGCTGTAGAAGCAATCTCGGCGGCGTCAGCCAGCTCAAGTTCACCAGCAGTTGCGAGGGACAGAGCGCCGGACAAACCACCGGACATAATATCCTCGACACTAACGCCAGCCTTCACCAGTTCCTCGATACCTTGGGCAGCTTCTGTGGCGCTGTATTTGGTGTCGGAGCCCATCGTAATGGCTAACTGTTCCAATTCATCACGGAACCTTGCAACCTCATCAGGTGCCATAACTGAGTAGGCGTTGGCCATGCCCTGCTCAAAGTCTGCCGCTTTATTAACGGCAACACCCAGGCCAGCAGCGATTCCAGCCCCCACAGCCGTTATTCCAGCCCCAACATATTTAAGCTGGTCAGACAGATTTCCTACGGATTGCCTAGCCTGATCCATCGAATCATTCCATGCTCTCTGTAGAGATGACAATTCCTTTTCTTGCGTATTTAGTTGGGAATTGGTCTGCTTTAGTTCGGATTCCAGCTTACTGTATTCGGCTTGGGCCTTGTTAAGCTTGACCGCAAGGTTTTGGGTCTGTTGAGCATCTAACCCTTTTTCCCGGGCCGCTTTTTGAAACGCTTGATTCAGGTTGTTGATTTTCTGCTGCTGCAACTGCATTTGCTGGCTGAGGCTTGAAGCTTTTGCATTCAATAGGTCTTCTTCTCGCCCGTATCCCTGTAACGCACTAGATGCTTTTTGGAATTCAGATTGTACGACTTGCATCTGCCGGTTGATTTGCGCCATCGACTTGTTCAAGCCGGTATCATCAAAAGATATTCGGGCGACAAGATCGCCCACTTCGATATCTGCCATTATCTCACCCCTTACAACCAGCTCACGCTATCAACAGGAACTGTTTTTTCGTTCTTCTCATGGCTTGAATGCCGAAGCAATTCAAAATAAAAAACGATGTCCATTCCGTCGATATCCGGCAATGTCCACCCTTGTTTGAGCAGGTTTAAATAAAGATCCTTAGTTGAATCGAGCGGATCACCGTCCGCCCCTTCTAGTTTGGGTCCGTTACACCTGCGGCCTGGGTCACTTGACCTGTAACTTCTTGAATGCAACCCATGATTGTACTGATCAACTCTTTGGCATGAACACCGTCATAAAATTCATCGATTGTAAATTGCTTACCGAACAGATCCACTACGTAATTAACAAGAGCATCAATGTGAGTTTCATCAATGACGTTTTTACCTTGTTCATTTACTTGAAATAGCTTTTGGATTTCGATCGTTTTGCGGAACATCCGCCCGCTAATAAAGTCCTGTGTGTATGTTTTGAATTCATTGTCTTTGCGAAGTTCAATTTTCAACATAATTTAGCCTCCTTTAAATTAAAGAGCGGCCCGAAGGCCGCTGCATTATGGTGTAGGTACTGGTGTTTCGTATACTGCTGTGAACCAATTCTTAGTGACATCTGCGCCTACTCCGGTACCATCCTCGTCTACGCTCGCTTTCCACTGATTGTCTTTTTGACGCGGAACAAAAAGGCCGGTAATCGTTGGTGTTTGATAGGTTGGAGTATCCTCTTTCGTTTGGAACTCCTCCTCGTTTGGCTGGAACTTACCTTTGTAGTACCAGAAGTAACGGTATTTTCCGTTGGATTTCCGGCTGCGCCATCCAAGCGCGACATACGGTGCGTTGTCAGTGGACGATTGAATTAACACACCGTTGGAGTCTGTTGCCGCACCAAGTAGATCCTTCAAAATCTCTGGCGTAAGGTCCTTTGGATTGATCTCGATTTCGATATCACCCATGCTTGTTGCTACTTCGTCAGCTTGGTCATCAGCGTACAGCGTGGTGCTGTTCGTTGTAGGCGATACAGTCGCCGTGATAGCTCCTGGAATTCGTTTAGGCGTGTCGTAAGTCTCCAATGTCTCATCTGTCATAATGGCGTAGTAAATACTATCCATACCAATGCGTACTCCTGCCATGTTAACCCTCCTCAAATGTGCGCCGATATCTCAGCGCCTTGTGATAGATTTGTGTGTCCGGCTCAAATAAATCAGCACCCCCGTAACGGCTGTACTCAAGTTGTCGCATCGTGCGATCAACCTCGCCGCTAATTTCGGAGGTGCTGCCTTTGGACCAAACATCTATTTGAACGAAAACTTCAGATGCGTACACTTCGTTATCTGCGAACTGACTATCTGAGTTTTCGATTTCAAAAAATGTGATTCGTGGATATTCCGTTGCGTTTGGTGCGGCCAATTGATAAACTCGTTGGCCTCCTAGCAACGATACAAGCCGTTGATTTGCAATCAAGGCATTTCGTATCTCTACTTTGACATCAGTCTTCATTTCGACCTCAGTCCCTTTCCTAGTTCTTCAGCTATTGCTTCCAATGCCTCTCGGCGTTTAGCGATAAATGCCGGTGTGATATAAGGAGTTGCTGGCATTTTGCTTGTCCCGAATTCCGGAAAGTGCGCACGCCAAGAAACGCGCTTATTAGGACCCACAAGCACGTATTTAACGCCGTCTTTACGCCTTACATTGGTCACGACAATGTTATCCCTTAGGTGGATCTTATCGAGGCTGGAATAAGGCGCACGTTCGCGCATATCCTCAGCCATAACCTCGCCGCCAGCTTTTAAAGCTTTGCTCTCTACCCGTTTTGAAGCAGCTTCACTCCGCCGCCGCAGCTCAGATAGTAATTGGTCGATCCCCTGCAACTGGATTTCACGTCTAGCCATCTTCCAACATCTCCGCAATTATTTGTGTAACGGTTCTATCGCTATTGATATCATCCATGACCGTAATGATTTCTAGCGTTTTTCCATCATCAACAACACGCATTTTGGGGAGAACATCCTTCCGATAACGGATCCTGTACTGAATGCGCTTCTCGGCATTGATTGCGGCTGCCTGAAAGTATTCTCTTGCACCGGTTGCGGCGTAGCTCTTAGCGGCCCACACCGTTGCCAAGGGGACCCAATCCTTTCGGGCAATGCCTTCGTCATCGACATCCACCGTTGTGTAATGTTGGATGGTGATTCGACGATTCAGATCGTTTACGAAAGGCTTCATGTCGAAATAATCCCAGCCGTCCGAAGTTTAGCCAGAAGCGCATTGAAATCAGCGACCAGACCAGCCACATCAGTAGCCGTACTGTCGGCTTGTGCTGCTGCTTTGGAAGCTGTTAATTTGGCTGCAAGATCGGTAGTCAGGTTGGTGATCTTCGCCTGTGGCAACGTTGGGATGCGCGCCGCATCAAAAGTTCCAGCGTTAATGGCTGAGGCGTTATACGTCTTGGTGTCTACGTATTTCTTGTTCGCCGCATCGTTATCTGCTTGCGGATCCGCCACAGCCAATTGTCCGCCAAACTGATACATGGCGAGATGGTCGGCAGTTGGTGTTTGTTCATAAGGAACAATGCCCAATACCTTTCCTTCCAAAGTTGTGCCGATAACCATCTTCGGGATTAAGGTGGCCGGAACATCCACTTTAGGTTTGGCAAGTTTATCGTCAGTGACCGCACCAGTCGCAATTTTAGCCGTGGTAATGCTTCCGTCTGGGATATCAACACCCGATCCATCACCTCCAACTACCGGCTGACCATCCTTAGTGATAACACCGTCTCCGACAAGTTTAATTTCTCCCCCGATGACCCAGGTGTCACCGTTTTGCAAAAAGTTCTTAGCGCTTGATCCTGACACGCTACCCCTCCTCGTATTCTGGCGGCCCGTAGGCGTTTTGTAGTTGTGTCATAATGGACTGACAAGTAAAACGCACTTTATCACTCGGCTGTGAGCCGATTAACTCCCTGTTTTCGTACCAATCAGCACATAAAACAAAGCAAAACAGCTTGGCGAGTTGATTGGTAGAGTCGAATTGGACCTCTACAGCGTTGCCAAGATACGTTTCAGCAGCCCCCATAAGGGTCTGGATTACGGCATCTTCATCGTTTCCGTCTACTCGTAGCCATTGTTTTGTTTCATCAAGCGTTAGAATCGCCATTAGATCCCTCTTTACCCGTGTTCAGGTATGATTCGTACAATTCTTTTCGCTTTTCTTCGTTACCATAATCCCCTTCGATGCCAAGATCAGAAAGGAATTGCTTCTGTTCTGCTGCTGACAGGCTCGAAAATACCTCTATATCAACGGGCTCTTTATTCTCATTTGAGCTTCTGGACCCCCCCTGATCATCAGAGGTAGATTCTTCAATCTCCAAATATCCCTGAGATTCAAGGTATTTGGCCCGATTTTCGTCTTCGACCTCGTAGTCATCATCGATATTGTACAAACGCATGTTTTGGTATCGTTCCTTGAATGCTTTAATAACCTTTGCTTTCACTTAAAACACCTCCGTTAAAGTAAAGGAGGCCGGTTTCCCAGCCCCCACCCCATATCTTTTATTAAGGCGCTGGCGTAATGTCCAGTTGGCCGAATACAGCAGCTTTAGCGTCCCACTTCACATAATCATCACGCATAATGGTACGAAGTTCTGTGGTATCGCGTCTCCATGCATCGCCACCCTCACGAGTGGAAGCCAACTCGAAGAATTGACGGTTAAACAGCACCATGAACTGCTTCAGGTTACCGATGACCAGCGGTGCATTGGTACCATCAGAAGGCAAGTTACGGTTAGATACGACCGCAATTGGACGGCCTTTGAAGAGCTTACGTCCTGGTTGTGTGAAGTCATCCATCAGGATTGGACGGCCCATGCCATCAACTTGGTTGTCCAGCCAGTTGAAGCCGTCTTGGTTCGTCAAAATAACCGAGCTGCGGCTGATTGCCGGATCCAAATCAACGTTAAGCACAGAGTTAATTGCCTTCAGATCAGCGAGTGCTTTAGGTGTCAGAGTCTTCAGGAGCGCCAAGATATGCGTATTGCGCGTGTGCGCTGCCTTGCGAGCAATCCAGTTGGTCACGTAGCCAAGCAGGTTCGCATCGTTATCCTGAAGCAACTCATTTGTCAGCGGCAGGTAACCGGCGCGTTTCTTGACTTTATAGCTGATCGGAGTAAATTTAGGGTTGTCCGTTTCTTGGATATTCCCGTACTCATCTACATCAGCAAATGGCGTCATGTCCGCATCTGTTTCAAGAACGCGGGAGCCGGACAAGGTTGTAACGTTCTCCACCGTTACGTATTGGGAAAGGTCGTTCCAGTCACGCATCAATTCGTTGATACGAGTCTGGATGTCTTGTGGAACCACAATACCCGAATCACCGTCCGGAATGGCTGGGTTCGTGCCACCTTCATTCATGACAGCCCGTTTTTCGTAATCACGGATTACGGAACGCTGTTCTTCCGTGATTCTCTTACGGCGAATACCTTGAAGGAAGATGCTACGGTATTCCGCTTCAAGCTCCTTCATGTCGCGCTCTTCACCTTGACCGCCTTCTCTGTGTTCTCTACCGCCAAAGTCGCGGTTTTCTACTTCATCCAGTTCCTTTTGCATGTCAACTTTTTCTTGGAGACTGCGGACTTCTGCAAGCATTTTCTTAGCCTCATCAGTCTTGTCTTCCATAAGCAAACTTCTCGCTTCTTGTTTTGCATTATCCAATTTTTGGAGCAAAGCACGCAATTCTTTAGTCATTTGGATACCTCCGTGGTTTATTTGGGAAATAAAAAAACTCAATCGTAAAGATCGAGTTCGATTAACATTTTTTCTTTTTCATACTTGTCAGCAGCGCGTTTTTCTGAAGCTTTAAATTCCTCTAAGGATCTCGCCGCCACTTCGTTCGCAGGGTATGCCGGGAAAGCCACAGGACTAATCTCGTACAACTCCGCGTTCAGGATGTTCCTGCGGTACAGACGGCCGTCATCGCGCTTTTCGCTTGACCATTGTTCCTTGGTCACCTTCATTCCAAAGCTAACACCATCAACATCGCCGCGCTGGATCAGCTCCCAAGCGTCATTTCCAACGGTTGTGTTCGGAATATCGAGTTCAAACCGCAACTCGTTTTCCATATTGGTCAACCGCAACGTTCCCGACTTGGTATTTCCGAGCACTTGGCTTGTATCATGGCTCCACAAACCAATGACGTTACGGCTTGCAAGACTGTCTTTAAAGGCCTCTTTGTCGATTGTCTCAACAAATGTATCGCCCCAATAGTCGCGCATCTCTGCGCTTTCTGTGTTGTACTTTATAGCCCCGGTGATGGTCCGTTGCCCTTCCTCGCCTTCACTCGCTCTCACTTCCAGCGTCACCGGCAGTGCTCGAATCTCCTTCTGATTCGTCAGCTTCTTCTCCTTGTCCAGTTCCATCACCCCCTTTCCTGGCGTAAGCAATGCCCGCCAGTGAGATCGGTACGTAGCTACCGTTCACGAGCAACTCGTCACCGCCTTCTGCCGGCGGCAAGTTCTCCTTGGCCCTTGCTTCATTCGCCTTCAAGAAACCGCCTTGTACGCCGATTCTGTACGCCTCGTAACGTGTTTTGAGGTCGGCTCGTAGGATCGCATCAATATTGAACCTAAAAAAATACCCTTCTTGGATTTCCTCATCCAACAAGAGCTTGTAAGTCAACTCCTGTTCATACATGGTGAGGATTGGTTGAAGGGTATCTGTATAGAATTCGTTTTGCTGTTCTGCAACGTTGGTGTGCGTTGCTCTTGTCAAATCATTGAGTTGATGCATCTTAATTCCGAACGCCGCCGCAATCTGCCGGATGGTCAACTGGTTATTCTCCAGAAATTGAGCGTCATGCATGCTTATTGAGATCGGTTGGAACTGATATCCCACCGGCAAAAGGGCTATCCGGTGACTATTGTTAAGGCCGGATGACATGGCTTCAAACTTTTCACGGAAATTCCGCTTGGCCTTTTCGTCCAGATCGCCAACATACTGCACAAGCCCTTTTACTTGAAGCCCCTGCTTGTAGAAGTTGTTAACGAATTTGCTTGCGGAAGCACCGTTCTCAAGCGTACCTTTTAGGCAGTCCAACGGAGAAAGTCCAACGAGTCCGTCAAGAGTTACGCCGCCTTTGAAGTGAAGGACCTCATCCGCTTTCAGTTTCCGTTGTTCATAGCCTAAATCGACCTTATAGGCCACATGTGAACGAGGCATTGCTATGCCGCTTAGGGATGTATCATCATCCACCACTATTTTCACTCGGCTTGTGTCCATAGGCCATAATCCAACGACATTACCTTTACGGTCAAACTCGATGTTTGCATAAGCATTACCATACAAGCAGTTTTGCGCCTCGATGACCTTCCAGAAGTCGAATGCACTCATGTATGGATTAGGTCTAAGCTTCAGCAGTTGGTAAATCTGGTGTCTCTTTTGGCTTTGAACCCCTGATTCATCCTCTTGGTACACTTTAAGAGGCAATTTGGCGACCGATTCACTGCGGATCCGCACGCAAGCATAGACTGTATCGATTTTAAGAGCGCTCTTGCCTTTGACATTGATATCATCTAAATCAATCCCAAGGACCTCTAACAAGCGCCTATCGTCTACATTCAGTTCTAGCGTCTCGCGTTTTTCTTTGATGCCAAACATTCGCTTTGTGTAGTCTATGATTTTCACATTCACACCTCCTCCCCTCATAGTCAGCCCCAGAGTTTATCTAGGAATTCGTCTTCGGCGAACTCAGAAACATCCTCGTCGCCCTCGTTTATCATCGCTCTCACCATAGCATTAATGACTGCTGCGGCAAGGTCAATTCTCTGACTGTCATCTTTGTGCTTTTTACTCAACTTGATATTCCCGTTGCTATCGGATACTTCCACAGCATTTGATAAGCACCAGGTTAACAATGGGCTACCGTCATGCACGATCCTTCCTTGCAAAACCAACTCCCTAAATCTCTTGGTTGGCTCTGACAAAGTCTGCATGTTTTGCCCTATTTCCACCACCGTTTTCCCAGCAGCCTCTCGCTCTTGCATAAAATGCGTTGCGTTATAAGGGTCGTAACATTCTTCAAGGATTTTCACACCATTATCGAACTCAAATTCATCCAAATGTGTCCCGATGTATTTGTAATCCGTGACCGATCCTGGTGTTAAGGTGCACCATCCATCATTGGCCCAATGTTTATATGGCACTCGGTCTGTGTGTTCATGCCTTTTCGCGCTCTCCGCAGGCATAAACCCATGTGCGGTAACTGCTAAACGTCCATCAGGCAGCCAAAAAACATGTGCATCGGCTGTCAAGTCGATCCGTTTAGACATGTCAGCGCCAACCCAACCCTCTAGGCCGCGGATAAGTTCCAAGAATTCCTTGCGAGAAACAGCGAGATCCTTCCATTTATCCATGATCCCAGACATGAATTTATCCTCACTATCTGCTTGCCATAGATTGACTCTTTTTGTGAGCCATTCGCGGATTTTCGCAGGATCTCCAGAGTTAAATGCTTCATCATGCTCTCTTTTTATCTGTTTTCTTAGCTCTTGAGCGTATTCGTTGTTGTCTTGCAGGATTGGGTTTGCTTTTACCCACTTCGTTTCATCATGAGGGTCATCTTCTTTATCCAATGTTCTGATCATAACGAAATAAGATTCAATCATCGGAGTGTCGCCGCGAAGCATCTTTTCCAAGCTGTCTCGCTCGATCTTGCACGGGTTGTTTTCAGCGTTTTTTCCTGCTGTTGTAATGATCATCATGAGCGATTGCAGACGTTTACCAAAACCGGAGTACAAAACATCTACAATCTCACTTGTCGGGTGAGCATGATACTCGTCTATAATTACGATGCAAGGGGCACCAGAGTCTTTGTTCTTTGTATCTTTGGAAAGTGGTCTAAGCCACCCGCCGCGTGTCGCATGCTCAATATATGTCCGCTTAATCCTGAGGCGCTTAACAATGTCTGGGCTACCCTCTCCCATCTTCTGAGCATCGCCCCACACACGCTTTGCTTGCTGCTTATCGACAGCAGCACACTCAACCTCTGGCATGTCTTCGTACCTTTTTTGTGACGGATCATATGGAGGGTAAACACAGTCTCCACACATTCCATACAAGGCCACACCTGACATTTCCGTAGACTTAACGTTTCCTCGGGCCCGTTCATTGTAGGCACGAGAAAAGCGCCTTTTTCCGGAGTCCTTATGGACCCATCCAAAGACGCTTCCTAAATCGAATTTTTGAAATGGCAAAAGCTCAATCAATTGACCCGAGAAAGGGCCGCGAACATGCCTGCAACAACGTTCAAACCAGTCGAAAATCCGATCTGCGCGCGTTTCATCAAACACATATGGGAAATCCTCGGTTCCTTGCTTTTGCAAATCTTTCAGATGACGTTCACATGCCAGCCATTCTAACTCATTTGACGGCCTTAAACCCGAGACAATTTCGACAGCGTATCTATGTGTAGGGTGAAGCTCACTCAAATCCTTCGGGACATTAGTCAAAGAGGTCCGCATTTCCGTCCTCCTCTTCGTCAGCCATCTTCTTGGCTAGCCTTGCCCTTGAGTTTGCATTCAACCCAAGCTTATCTGAATATTGAACAATCAACCTCGCATAACTCAATTGGGTTTTGACCCAAGGAGCTTCAACCAAGGTTCCAGAGGAATTGTGGATCGTGTATCCTTTTTTTCGAATCATTTCTGATAGTTCTTTATGTCGAGCAACGGCATCGCAATAGGTCGCCAACACGTCCTCATCGACTTTGTCGAGGATCTCGAATGCCTGCATATCTTTTATGGTCTTTTTCCAAACCTTTTTGGCTTCATCATCTAACCAATCAGGCATTCTAAGACTTATTTTCTTGGGACGTGTAACTTTGGCGGCAGCGCGTTCCCGGCTTTCAACTTCTTTTTTCGTCCAATGCTTACCGCCGCCTTTCTTTCCGATCTGCATTTGCGAGAAATCTATAACCTGGTTCCCCACGCTACCCACCTCCCGTCTTCGAAACTTTTTTGGGGACTTTTTCTCACAAGCGAGGGCGCGCCGGTCTTCGGAAGCGTGAATCGAAAATTTTTTTGCCTCCCCCGGTACCCCTTGGCACCTCCCTCGCCCCCTCCTTTAGCCCTCGCGGACCTCGGAGCAACGCAGGAGTTGGAACAGATAGACGTTGTCATACTCATCAACAACCGTATCAAAGTGTGCATTCGCTTCTTCTGATGTCTTGAAGTATTCCATCTTGGCGTATGGATCCTTGTCGTTACTCATACTCACTGCGTAAGACGATGGATGCTCGCTGATATCCGTTGACTTCTCCATTACTACTCACCCTTTCCATGTACTTTGTTATGACATGCATTGCATAGGCTTATTAGGTTGCTTAACACTACTCTTAGCATCCAGTGTGTCTTCAGTGGCTTGATGTGGTGCACCATGTCTGCTGCTGTCACACGATTATCTTTTAAACAATGCTGACATAAGCCATGGTCTCTTATCAGTACAGCTTGCCGGGCTCTTTGCCACTCTAAACTGTGGTAAAAGTCTGTGGCTTTTTTATCCCGTATGTGTCGGTCATAATATCGGTTGCTGTGTCTCCTGTGTGTGTCACAGTAACCATCAGATGTTAGCTCTCTACATCCTGGCTTGTTACATGGCCTTAATGGTTTAGTCGGCATATATGTTTAACCTCAGCCGATCATTGTATCGTTTTGCCCACCTAATTGCGTTGGGAATATCGATGTGAGTTTTGCCGTAACAAGTGTGCAGCATTATCTCAGAATCCGACACAAAACCTCGCCACCAAATTTCGCCCAATTTCAGGTACCCATCTTGTTGGAAGTATTCTTGGTCAACATATCCCCGGACCTGTTCTTCAAGCTCTCGCCATCCAATCGGCGCTACTCTTTCGCAATACCGATCATAGGCGTGTCGGTCTATCCGTATTTCCCTTTCAATGGTCATTCTCTCCTCTCTCCCTTAAATCGAAAGTCACTCTAATCCCTTCAATATATCCCGTAAATAGTCCCATGCTGTCGCCTCATAGTCTGGAACCGAATTGTAGCGCCTCAACTCCTCAGCTGGTACACTCAGCGTTATTTCGGCAAGCTTTCCTTTATTGGATAGCGTAAACTCGATCTCAGTATGAGTAGGCAATTCTGTAAGAGGCTGAAAGCTATTATCTTCAGAGTAGAACAACGATTGGTGATTGGTTATCTTTTTGATCTTTAATTCCATATCTCTTCACACCTCCTTTCAAGGCAATAAAAAAAGCCGCCTTTCGGCGACTAATTGCTTACCATTGTACAATTGAGTTGTCATTTTCATATTCAGGAGCTGGCTCTATGCTATCAGGTGCATTAGATACTGACATATGCGTAATATTTGAAGTTTTAATATAATCGTTCCCTATCTTGACCCATTCTTCAGTTTGCAACTTGTGCAAAATCGTCGAATCACAATCAAGGTATAGTTGCTTATCTCCTATAAAATAAATTGATACCTTCATACAATTTCACCTCCTTGATGTTGTTTTCCACATCAAGCGGCGATATCCTTTATTCTCCGACACTTTCTTACATGGATGAACGCTGTTTAATGGGCACAGCGTCCGAAACCTCTGTAGGCCACCTACTATGAGTAAATGGCGATGTGGACAAGGGCCATTCTCCCTTGTATAGCGAGCAGTTGCAAGCACTCACCTCGAGCACCTGGATCGAACATGTCGCTACCCCTGACCCTAGCGTCTCTCTTCCGCCACCACATTATGTTTGCAGGCTGTTAGTTCCTCATTTACACCTCATTTAACCATGAGCCTCGCTATCATGGCACCTGCATCAAAACCGGAAGCCACATTGCGGCACCAGATACCTTTTCTGCAACTTGGCAGATAGGCTATATGTGAAGTAGCCCAGGTTAGCCTAGTCTACCTATCACCAATGTCAGGACACCGAGACCGTGCCGTATAGTTATCTCGGTATCCCTTCACCCGTATTAGGGATCCGCTAGGATCTTTCACCACAAATAAAAAAGGCCGGCTATTTGCCGACCTGATACCAAGGCATTCATGCCTCTATGGTGTCCTTTACTCGATATCCCATGATACAACTATAACACGGTTATTTCCTAATGATCTGCCAATAGTCTGCCAAGTTCCTGCCACATTTTTATTTCATGCCGTCTCCTCACCAATGAAAACTTCCAAGCGCATCGCAAACGCCATTTTGTACAATGCCCGTGACTTCCTCCGGTAGTAGCTGCGCTCAGACAATGCGAGCTCGTTGTATACGTTGAAATCAAGCGCATCCTCTTCTAAGTATCTCATGCTGATTATGTCTCGTTCCATGCGGCTCAGGCCCCTTAGAGCAGCGTTTACACGGTCATAGGCTTGTTTTAGGCGTGCTTCTGTGTCTACGTTGAAAATAGCGACATTCTCGATCTGGTTAGACGTGGTGTTAGTGGCTCCGTGATAGCGAGGTTCATATGATGGGGTTTGTTGTGTTTCTCTCCGGACGAATCCGACTGTTTTATATATTCTGGCCCGTTCCAATTCCTGTTCCACTCTGCGGCGAGTCTCTTCACGGTTGATTTCCATTAGCGCCAGTTGGAACACGTCTCTTGCTTCTGCTCTCAACGTATTCACCCCTTATTTGTACTGATTTACACGGTTCTGGTATATATTACCCGTATATTTTACCATATCTTTGCACTTTACTACACAATAAAGTCAAATAAGTCCGTCTGCCCTTCTTTTTCCGATTCCGTTGAATCACATATCAGACCGTCCTCAAGCCATTTTGCAGGTGCTTCCTTCTCATAGTGAGGCCATACCCTTTCCCCTGCTCTATGACGCTTAGGATCGATTTCCTCGGCCTTTTGCGTCCATGTCCAGTAGGTTTGTGCTGTTACGGTGTTAGGTGTCACTGTTATTCCCTCCTGACCTTGGTGCAAATAATGCAACGGCTATATAACTAATTGATCTAGCAAAGGCCAAGCATATGAAGAATGTCATCCAAGGATGTTCAAACATCCAATCGACTATGGTCATTCGGTTGTTTCCTCCCCTGGAAGGTTGATACCGTCTAATACAGTTAATAGGGCTGCTTTACAGATGGCTGCAGGTAAACTCTGATTCCTAACGACACACCGATGTATGACCTCATTGTTTTCGTCACGATGCGGAAGTACTTGATATTCGTCTGGCCATACTCTTATGTCTAAGTAGATTTTGTTTGTGCGCATCTTCTCCACTACATCCCATGCTGCGGATATGTCAGTTGAATAACTTTTTAGCGTTGTATCAATCGGATCGGTGAAGTAGTGGTTACCAACCTTAGTTATTTCTTTGAAGCCCATGACGATCAAGGCAACATGAGCATCTAAATCTCTGCCCGGCTCCAAAGCCAATATCTCTTCCCGTTTCATTCGGTTTCCTCCTTTGGATAAAGGGAATCCAACATGTTCTCAACACTCTTTATTTTTTCGCTATCTGAATCCCATAACGCATACACAAACCCGTCACTGACTTCTATCGAACGCCACGATCCTTCATGATTGAAAATAGATAATAAGTCCTCTGTTGCTTCCCTTAGCTTCTGTTCACGGGCTTCTGATTCTTTCAACGCTTGACCTGCAACCGTTGCCGCAGCTTCGAATGCTTTCCAAAGCCCTTCTGCCTTATCAGCCCGTTCTTTCTCTGCTGCGTATTGTTGGAGCCAGTGGATTGTTATTTCTGGCTGTTCTGCCATTAACAACTCCCTCGACCAAGGGCTGTTGCCGTCAATTTGTTTGCATAGTTCCATATCCTTTTGCCAGTCTCTACTCATTCCACTACCTCCCCCAAAATGTGCTTCGCAAATTCCTCGGTTACTATGACTTTCTTTTCTCCTTTGCATGTGGTACATACGCATTGCAGAGGCAGACCGTTATCTATTTCAAGTCCCCAACCTGATCCTTCGCAATCGTAGCAGTCTATTTCTATCATTCCACTACCTCCAAATCAGACAGGTTTACAAGTCGGTCAAAGACGTTTTTATCAAACTTACAAATTACTTTTTCATGTTCCCTAAAGCTGTGAACGCCTTTGTATACGCCAATTCCATGTTCGCTATGTTTCACCTTATCTCCCGGCTTAATGGTGGGTACTTCGATCTCTTCGTGCAGAACGAAAACGTCCTTCGTCTCCGGATCGTATCCGACAACAACCATTGCACCCTCATGCTTACCAGCTCTGATTTTAAGCGTCTTGCCGTCCAGTTCTTCCCACTCAAACGGTTTTATGTCTTTCCCCCATACTTGGTTATTCATATCCACCCTCCAATAGATCGGGATTGTCCCAGCGGTTGCCGAGCTTAATATAATTGGGCAGGTCGTTGTACAGAGGAATAGATGAGTGCGTTCTGACTAATTTCCCTTCGTCGTTATGTCCGAACATCGTTTTAAAATAAAATCCGCACCATGAGTCGTGCCACTCAATAGTTCCTATCGATCCTCTCGGGCTCTTTGCGATGTCACCAGCGTAAAAGTCTCCCTGCCCAGTGTATTGACCTACTGTTTCGGGATCGACTTGAGTCACGCCCTCGATGGAGTACAGTTCAGCTTTCATCCCGTCATCTTCTTCCCAAAAGTACACCCCGAAGCCGTTTATCATTTTGCCATAAAACTCTCCGTGTTCGATGCATCTAGCTCTGAATTTGATTTCACGTTCCATATCTTCTCTTCTTCCTCTCTAAAGGGATAAAGCCTTATACGGCCCCCGTTTCACTGGGTATTGCGGTCGAATCGGAGGCCTTCGGCCAATTAATCCTCCATCATCTCTTTTACATATTCATACTGCTCCTGTGTGATTTCGATATTTACTGGCTCGTAATGTTCACATACTGCTTCAAAATCCAGGGATATAAAAGGATTAGGCCCAAACTTCTTAATTAGTGCTTGTTTCCATTCGGCGTGAAACTGTTTGTGTCCCTCGAAATCCTCCATCGTAGGCTTAGCGTGATCGTTGCGAATGATCATGTAAGCGTTCTGAATGTCCTTTAGTGTTACGTCCCAATTTTCATCTTCAAAGTCACCGACATCTGCGCTTGCTGCCAGATACCTTTCTGGATTAGTCTTATTTCTCAATACCATTACAGGAATCTTATTCATCGTATTTCCTCCTTTGGTTTTGCGGCATAGCCGCCATCGATTAAGGACACGTACAGTACATTCCCGGTCTATCGCAATAAGTGCAAAATTCTACAAGTTCCATTTCGGGTTCTATGCGCCGGCATGATTTACAGTAATAGGATTCAGGATTTCCGCCATCGTCTCTGATTGCTTCGCTATCGTCCCAGCAGCATTTTGTTAAATAACGATCCATGGTTATGCTCCTTTGGTTAGTTGGGGAGGGGTTAGTCTCCCCTGGGGTTAAATAGAGAACTGCAGCTGCCCTTCAGTTTTACGGTATCTTTCAATTGCTAATCTTCTACCAGAGCCAACACACATTTCTGGGAGATTGGCTTTTACTAAAGCTTCGGCGAATGGTGGAGGGACTGCATTCCCACAACGTGCTACCTGAGCACTCTTTGAATATCGTTTACCATCAGCATCAACATCAATGATGTAGTTCTTTGGAAATCCTTGACCTGCAAATAGTTCATGAGGCTCTAGCATCCGCATGCCGATGTCTACGATCTGATAATCAACACCATGTACCGTAACCAAACCGAATCTGTCTTTTGTCGTAATCGTATGAAGTGGTTCGCTTAATCTCTGTCCGTTTTCTTCGTTTCCGTAATATTTCATAAGAAATGCCCTTACTTCACCAAAATTGTTCCCTCCTGCTGTAACTGTGTGCAGCGGTTTGTTCAAACTAGCGCCGTACTCTTGGCCCTTCAGCTTGAGCAAATGACTTGTAACCAGTGCATACCTGTTAGCTGTGGGAATAGTCATAATCGGCGTGTTCAACGCCTGCCCTCTTGTCTCATTGGGTACTGTTTCGGTGTAGTATTGTGCAAGAAAAGCTGTTACCAGCGCGTTATGATCAGTCACCGTTACAGTGTGTAGTGGATCTCGGAGCGAACTACCTGCCCCCGTGTAGTTACCGCCGTAGTGTTTTGCGAGAAACCCAATGCCACCCGGTACAATGTATGGGTCAGGGTCTTCAATCACGAATTTTTGAATACCTCTAGCAATGCGGCGCATGGTGTTTTCAGCTAATGGTTTTTGCCTATCAAAAATACTTGGACATGGAACAGACCAATCAATAATTTCGCCGGCTGTTCTCCATGGCTTAAGTTTTCCAGACTTCACTTCTTCGCTGTTGGGATCACCGTGTGTTGGCTCAGGCCACACAATAGGTCTACCGTCACGCCGTGCAATTAAGAAGAATCGTTTTCGTATCGTCGGCGCACCATAGTCACACGCTCGAAGTTCTTTACAATCAACTTGGTACCCTTGACGTTCCAGTGCATTCTTAAATGAATTGAATGTTCTGCCCTTTTGCTTCGGATCTGGCTGCCCGTCTATAAGAGGACCCCAGGTTTTGAATTCTTCAACGTTCTCGAGCATGATTACTCTCGGCTTAACCGTTGCCGCCCAACGAATAGCAACCCATGCAAGCCCTCTGATGTTCTTGTTAACTGGCTTGCCGCCTTTGGCCTTAGAAAAGTGTTTGCAGTCCGGCGAGAACCACGCTAGCCCTACAGGACGTCCGGCAGCAGCTTCTCTCGGGTCAACCTCCCATACATTTTCACAATAGTGTTCTGTATCTGGATGGTTTGCTCTGTGCATTGCTATAGCCGCTGGATCATGGTTGATTGCTATATCCACGCTGCGACCTATCGCCATTTCAATTCCCGTACTGGCTCCGCCACCGCCCGCGAAGTTGTCTACTATGATTTCCTGTGCCGTGTTCATTCCGTCTTATCCCTCCTTGGGTTTATAGGGCTTCCCTAGCGCGTTGGCCGCCGTCCTTGTCGACTGCTACGATTGGACCCCAGTCAGTTTCGGTAATCGCCACTTTGTAATTATCTTCATCCGCATAAAACCTCAGCGCTTCATCCTTGCGTTCGATCTCTTGTAATAGGTATGTGATGTATTCAGGGGCTTTGGCGATGAGTTGAGCGTCTTCAGGTTTGATATAAACGAATTCTCCGTCCAGACCATATCCGTGATTGACGATCCCATTCGGTCCGTGAAGCTGAGGATGGTCATATTCCGTAGCAATCAATCTTTCCTCATGTCTTCCCACGTTTGTTATGGCTACTTCCCACGGCCCCGGCGTTGCTGCCGCCAGCGCTTCTTTTATCTCGTCTATCTTGTTCATACCTGCACCCCCAGAAGCTTTTTCCCTTCATCCGTCACATGGAAATATGCTGATTCATCGTCCCATCCTTTGCGCTTTACGGCATATCCCTTTTCTACAAGGTCATTCCAATCCCGATCATCTGCATCAGTGTAATAGTTGTTCCTGGTCGGTTTAGGATCATAGTTTAATCCGAGTGCATGTTCCATCTGTTCACGTTGGCTATCGGTTATCTTGTTCTGTTCGCTCATTGTTATCTCTCCTTTTGGGCTATTGTGAGGCTTATACAGCCCCTATACCGTTACTTTGGATTCGATGTATTCCCGGATTCCTTCGACCTCTTGTAGGAGCTCTCCGAGCGTCTGTGCAGTGCTGTCCATGACCTTCATCTTCACGACCTTCTTCAGTGCGCCTTCCACCGTTGGATAATAGCCATGCGTCTTGTACAGATCGTTTTCATTCTTGTCCTGCTTGCCTGTGTATTCCTTCACGATGAACTGCATGCCATCCGATTCAATGTACAGATTGTTTTCTATGCAAACTTTCATGTTATCTCTCCTTATATGGGGTATGGGGGTTAAACTATTGAATCCAAACTGTTTCACCGAAGCTATTTTTATGGGATGTAACTTTAGGTTCCGATGTGTATTCCCATTGGTCTCCGCGTCCAACCGTGATAACCGAGATTTCTGCATCAGGATTTTTCTCCTGCAATTTTTGAATCAGATCTTTTACCTTCATCTTTTATCGCTCCTTTGGGGGTTAATGGGTTAATAGCCGGTGCTTTGCCGTTCTAAATCGCCGTTCTTCGCTTGCTTAAAGCTGTTTTTCGTTCGCCCAGGAGTCCTGAATACATAAACGTTGTCTTCCATGCCCTCAAACAGCATTCGCATTGATCCGTTCTCTGTGCTGATTCCGCACCACGTTAGGAAGCTTTTAGCCTGTGAACAATATCCCCGTAAATCAAATGTGAACGGCACAACACTTGCGTCATCACACGTCTTGGATATTCCTAGTCTTCGATCGGACTCATCGTAGAATAGGTACAGCTCATCGTTCCCTAGCAGCCCAAGTTCCTTCTGAAGATTTGCGTTTAAACAGATTCGGTTTGATTTATCGATCGTGATGAAAAGATCATCCATTCGTTTGTCAATTCTACTAATTGGTTTTAATGCTCCCATTTGGCAATCCTCCGTTTTGGTTTGATACGGTAATATAGAAAACATCGAAGTGGGTTCGCACACTTTTCGAATATTTTTTTATAGAACCTTACCGCCGTGACGTTGGGGTCGTGTTGCGTTGTAAGCCATCTTTTCTTCGATGATCCGTTCCAGATCAATTCCGTACCGTCCGCAAGCATCCAACACTCGGATTACGATGTCTGCCAACTCGGAAGGGATCCCGCATGGTTTGCCCAGCACTTCCACTCTTTCTTCGGTATAGTTGTTGGTTACAATCCACATCTTGGGTTCCTTGCTTGTCAACTTCCCGTATCTCGCATCGTTGTACTCGTACCAAACCTCTTTCGCGCCTTTACCGTTCCGATGATCTTCCAGTGCTTCCGATGCTTCCGAATGGATTAGCGCGATAATTTCCCCAAATCTCCGATCCTCTTCCCACCAGCCCTTAGATGCTGCGTTTTGATGTGCTTCCTGTACCAATTCGTTAATAGTTTTCATGTATATTTACCTCCATAATTTGTATTCACTGGAACACCAGTTTGGTTTATAGGGTGTAACGGGGTGCGGAATAATTGCTTTATCCCCTTTGCTTAACTGCTCATCTTCTCTGCGGCTCCTAGAATCGTTTCTACAACGTCTCTCTGGTACTCTGTCACGAATACACCAGATTGGATTGAACGCGCCACCTGAGCAAGCACAAATGCGTCTCGTACGTTGTTGGAATCATGCTCGAATCCCCATAGTCGATTTATTGGGAGAATCATGTTTTCTTTCTTAGTTGTTCCTTTGCCGGTTGCGAACTTTTTAACCTGGGTCGGACTGACCTCGATCCATTTCATGTCCTGCCGATAAAGCTCCAGTCTGATTGCATGGCCTAATCCAAATTGAAAGTCGATTCCTTTTCCCTTGGATCCGAAACTAAATCCTTCGATTGCGATCACATCGCCCAGTTCCAAATTGTCGAATATGGTTTCCACGATCTCGCAAATCTTCACCGTCTTGTCATTGGTATCTGGAGCAATTTCGAATCCATCCAGGTAATTCCCGTTCCGATCTAAGATCACGACTCCCGTTTCTCCACTTGGATCAATTCCCACAAACCTCATTCCGATTTCCTCCGTTCACTGGCTATCTCGATTTTTTCGTACTCTTCATCAGTCAAGCTTCGGTATAGATCCCATTCGCCGTTCTTTTTCATCTTGCTCACCAATTGGGAAACCACATATATCGGCCTCTCGAGAGCTGCCGCCATCATCTTCTCCCCGTCTTTGTCGTAGTATCTGGCTAGATAGACCCTTTCAGCTAATGTGTACTTGGTTTTATGTCTTGTATGGAGTTCGGGAATATAAGCGCGTCTTTCCCGTTTGCTTTTCGGTATCATGCGATATCTCTCCCGAAATACTCTTTGGCTCGAGCGCGAATCCTCTGAAGCTTCCTAGACACTTGCATTTGAGATGTGCCGAGCAATGAACCTATTTCCTTTTGGGTCATGTCGTGAGCTAGACACTCCACGATCCTGGCATCAAATTCACCTATCAGTTTCATGAATTCATCGACGTATATAGGCGATAAATCTTGATGGCTTTGTAAAAAATCCACCCATTCTGTTTCCGACTCTTCTGAATTTGAAATAGTCTGATTCAAGGAAACTGGAGTCTTTTTTTCTAAATGCTCTAATGCCCGTTTAGCAGCTTTGATTGAGCATCCAACAATTTTTGAAATTTCCTCTGGTGGCTTTGTTTGTAACTTTAGTTTCATAATCCGTCCAGCGATTTCATAATCCGTGCGAACTGGCTTGATACTTTCGGTTTGATCTCTTACGAACACAACAATTGCTTTCTTGATGTGCATAAACGCATAGGTCGAGAACTTGGCATTCTTATTTGGTTTGTAGTTACGATAGGCTTTGATGAGACCAAGGAGTCCTTCTTGCACCAAGTCATCCATATCAACTTCAACTCTCGCTTTTTTCGACCACTTTATTGCAATTTCCATTACCAAGCCCATGTTGTTATTAATGCAATCGTCTAGGTCACCAAGATAAGGATTAAATAACTTCTTTTCTGTCGCCCCCATTATCTTGTGTCTCCTCCTCTCTAGCGCGGTTCAACAGCTCTTTAGCAGCATGTTTTCGGATGTCAAAATCCAATTCACAGTTCATCACGATATCTATTAGTTCAGTGTCTTTCTTGCTCTCCAAGACGTTCATTTGCTTATCCCCCATTCATTCGCCGCAAAGCATCCTCTCGGCGCTTTGATGTGGCTGTATTTTCGTAAATGTCCGTGCAACCTAGGATCCGGTCAAATAGTCGTCCTTGTTCATCCACAACATTTCCGTATTTGTCGTAGAGCAGCCAGTTTTCAAGCCGATCTAAATCAAGGTTTGAAGTAAAGTTTGTGATTTTCCCCTGCCGCCCGTTGATGATTGGGAACAGTAGATCTTTGTATTCAAATTCCGTCAGGCTTCCGGCTCCGAGTTCATCCAGTGTTAGAAGGTCACAAGATACAGCCCCTGAAACAATGTCAGTGATGGATATCTTAGAGTTGTTTTTCATAGTTCCCTTTGCCATCTCAATCAGTTGGGGAACATCCAAGAAGAGGCATACATAACCTTGCCGATTTAACTCATGGTGGATAGCTGCGGCTAGATGGCTTTTTCCGTTACCAGGAGGCCCATACAAGAGGATTCCGGTCTGTCGGGTGTCGTAACCCTTGACGAACTCTAAAGCGGCTGAGAGGGCCGTTTCCGTTCCTGTGCGGCGTTCGAAATTCTCAAAGGATGCTTGCTTGAGTTTGTCGTTCATAATGCTTCGTGCAAATACCCGTTCCATTTGGCCTCTGCGATAGCGGCGCTCATTCTCTTTCTCCTCCCGTTCCTTCTCAGCAATGACGCATGGACAAGCTTTATTTAAGCCCCATTGCTTCTTGAAGGGGAAAAAGGTTCTGGTGATCTCTTGGCGGCATCCGATGCAGCAGTAGGTTCCCTCATACTGATCATCTGCGAACAAACTCGTTGTACTTCGAAGGGGCCTTTTGACTTCCTCCAGTCTGTGATTGCTCTCCAGATCCCGAAGCATACCCTGTATTGGTGACCGGCTTACCGTTCGAGTTGGAATGGTAGGAGCCGTTCGCATTGTATTGATTAGCAGTTGTTTGTCCTCGGGAGAAAGGTTCAGATTGTCTACGTTCACCACGCTGCTCCTCCTCTTCTACTCTTTTGACAACCCAGTTTAAAATGGCTAGGTAATCACTCTTGTATTTCTTGCCGTTTGATCCTTTGTAGTTGTTCAGGATCTCAATCATTCGTTTGGTTCTCTCTTCCCCATGGGAGGAAACGAGCTTGTCGTATTCCTCCTGGGTAAGAGTTACGAATTCCGCATAGGTTATTTTATTTATCTTTTCTTTTACTTTCCTTTTACTTTTACTTTTACTTTTACTTTGTGTACTTTCTTCCCCCGTTTCTGCGTCAGAAACTCCACAGGAATCAGGCAATAACTCGTTTTCCGCGCCGTTACTGGATTTCTTTCGCATCTTCTCACGCTTATCAACCACTACTTTTGACCGTTTTTTCACCCCTTCAGATGTCAAAACACTTCTTTCGTGGTATGCAACAGGGTCAAAACACTCTCTTTTAATAGCAGTCTGCAACATATTGCTGAATTTCTCCGGTGATACTTCCACTTTCTTGGCGAGTATCTGGAGGGTTTCTGCGTCAGAAACGTCTAGCTCAAAATTAGGCTGCCGATAAATGAGTTCCAGTAGAATGAAATAGAATGCATATCCGTCATTTCCGTACAACATCCGAAGCGCTTCAATCTTGGTATCATTCACCGCATCCGTATCATGAGGGAAGTAATCCATTCCTTCTTTGCGAGGACGCGCCATTCGTCACCCCTCACTCTCTTTCGCTTTATCACGCATTTTTCTAAGAACAGCAGAAGTATCTTCGCCTAACTTTTTTAAGGACAAGTATTCAAGTAACATTGGCATCCAAGTTTTCTTGCTGGAGTGCACCAAGTCGTGCATCTCATTTGAGAGCAGAACACAGTTCCAAACCTCATATTTTCCGTTGCCGCCGCCCATGCCACTGTATACAACCCGATGCAAGTGAAGTCCAGGACCGGGCTTGCCACTCAGCAAGCACCAGTTCCCGTCACGCTTTTTCACTTCATCTCTAACCTGTTCTTTGGTGAGATCAGATCCTTCTTTCTTTCTAGTCCGTTGCTTGGTCTGAATCTTGTTTCGCCGTTCTTTCGTTGCCTTCCCTGGTTTGGGTACAGGGTGAAATCCGAAGTCATACATTCAGACACCTCCTAGTAAGGAAGATCATCGTAGTCGTACGACTGGCCATCGCCTGGATTCGAATTTCCTATTGAGTCGTTTTCGCCTTGCCGGTTTCCTCTATCTAAAAACCGCACATTGTCAGCAACCAGTTCATTGGTATACACTTTCTTACCATCGTTGTTTTCGTAGCTTCCTGTTTGCCATCTGCCTTCAACTCCGACCAAACGCCCTTTTGATAAGTTGTTAGCGCATGCCTCGGCTGTTTGTTTAAATACTGTTACAGGAATGAAATCAGCTCCGTCACTTCGTCTATCGCAAGCAACGGTGAATTTAGTCACCGCATTCCCTGAAGGTGAGTATCTGAGCTCAGGATCGCGTGTTAATCTTCCCACAATGATCACTCGGTTTAGCAATGGAACTCCTCCTCAATACAAACTCAATTCTGAAAAGTGCTTTATCCGTTCAATCTTTTTTGTCATACGGCAATATTCGCATTTCTCGCAGCGAGCCGGTTCAACTTCTCCGGATTTTACCGCCTTTACTCGCTCAATATATTTGCTCACGATGTGTAAACTTTGCTCGATAACGTCATAATCGAAATAAATGATTTCATGGTCTGGTGGATCTTGTTTTGTAACAACAACCATATGAGGAAGGAGCCATTCTTTACGGCCTGTATAGAGTCGTTCGATCTCCGCATATACCGCCATCTGAATGGTGTATCCGTAATGATCCAGGAAGTTGTCATAAGCCTGGGCTTCCTTGTTCCACCATTTCCCGTCAATCTCTTTCATGGTCTTCAGGTCTGCAAATATTCCGACTCCCGGATTATAGCTGTCCAGCATGGCTTTCCACGGGATTCCGAACAGTTCAGCGGTCATGATGACCTCTTTTTGTCCAGCTAACGCCTTCATGACCAAAGGATCATTCTCTAAAACCTGAATCATTTTTTCGCAGTGTTTATAATTCGCTTTGAGTTGACCAGCGGTCGGACCTCTGCTGCTGTATAGTTCTGGATGAGACTCTTTAAATTCATCCAATGTCCCTTCATTCCAGGCATGCAGATAATGCCCTTCCATAAAGGCTTCTATAGCGTATGGTTGGAACTCACCATTGAGAGAAGCCATTGCCTGAGCTTCACAGCCCCCATATGAGGGCAGGAAGCTCTTAAACTGGCTCACAGACATATAGTGACGGTTGGCTTCTTGGCTATAGTAATTACTCTTGGTTAGCTGCATCGGCCTGTTCCTCTTGAACCTCTTCAAACTCGGCTTCAATGATCGTAGGATTCAACGGGCTTTGTTGAGCCGGTTTAGGATCCTTGTTCATATCAAAGTCGCTGGCATCCTCGAATGTTCTGGCCTGTTCAATAGTGTCAAAGTTCAATTCGATGTTTTTGCACAAACGCCGAAGCACTGTTTTTTTGTACATCTCACCTTTACTCTTGGTCCAAGCCTGACCGTTCGCTTGCTTGGAGTAGTTCTTGCGCGTCAACTCTATTTCTTCAGATGACATAACCTCATAAGCCATGCCACCATCACGGTACAAAACCACAGCAAAGGCCCCAAGAATTTCACTGTTATTGAATGGTTTCGGGACAAACTGAATAGTTTGTTGTCCGTCCTTTACTTCTTCCCGAAAGTCATCACCATCACGAACAAGCTTCGCATAAATGTCTTGTACAGGCCGGACGCTATACTGCTTTGCGAGCTTCTTCTCGCCCTTGTAATCGGTCTGAAACTGAACTGTGCCGCCGTATACGATCGCATAGCATTCCTTGTTGAAGAAATCCAGACCAAGGAACGCGCCTTTAAGCATGGTTCTGGCTACGCTGGTAGCGTCACATTGTTCAATTCCTTTCGTATCCTGCAAAACAGTCATACAATTCTGAAGAAAACGCGTTTGATTGAAGTTCTTTGGTAGTGCTTCTTGCTTAGATTCGAGCAATTTATTTAAATTGTCATGGATAGAAACCAATTGGGTTGATTGTTTTGACACTTTACAACCTCCTAAAAAATGTGATATTGTGACCGTAAGAAAATTTTATTAATGACTACTCAAAGATCATGGTTGCCGCCATGGTCTTTTTTCGTTAATAAATCGATCTGCAACTCCTTCAAATCGTCTATAACAGGATCCAGCATACCGGCAATAAGTTGTTGAGCATCAATGCTGCCATACTTGGTTGGACGCTTCTGACACTCCTGCAATTCCTCAAGAAATGTTATAGCTCTTTGCAATTGCCTCAAGGCTCTCCCCTCCCCTGATACGTCTTCTAATTTCATCGTAGCTGTTGTACTGCGCATCATTGCTAAAGATGAATTTTCCGTTTCTTTCGATTCCCCGAACAAATTCCAAGGCTTGGATGTCGGCGTCTTCTTCGCTTGCTTTGATTCGGTAACCAAGGTTCATCCTCTATCGTCCTCACTTCCACATAGACATTGCAGTCAATGGCATCCAGCATGCACTTCTGACAGTGCGGTTGACCGTAAACAATGTACTTCGCTTCACTCGGGCATCCATCACATTTGATCATGCCTATCACCTCGTCTGTATAAAGCGATTGGGAGCCAGATGTTAAACAACAGCCATGCGATTAGTAGATAAATCATAGCTGCCACTCCTTACGGCGAAGTTCATTTTCCAAACGGTGAATCTCATTGTCGATCAAGTCATTTCCGGCACCGTACAACAAGTGCTGGTGACCTTTGATTCTGTATAGCTCCTTGAGCCGGATGTAAGCTGCCAAACGTTGGTTTAAGCGTTCATTGGTCATTTCCGTTCTCCTTTCTTCAGGAATGATTCATCCTGGATGTAATCAATCGCTACGCGAATATCTTGCAACCAATCCATTTGACCAGCCGTATAAGCTACCATAGACAAGTTACTTAGCTCATCTAAGGTGCGGATGATCTCGAGATTCTGCATCAGGTACGGCGCTAAAACTCGAAGCGTTAATTCATCAATGATCAAGTTGCCTTTCTTGTCTAAGTTCATGAATGTTATTTCAGCTAATTTACGATGACTAGGATGGATAGCTAAGTCTTTCATGGGACCACTCTCCATTTCCCGAGTTTTAAACAAGCGTACCAATCGACAGTTCCTTGACGATGGTTGTGTATATCTCTTTCAGCCGAGCATCAGCCTCAATCACGTCCAACCGGTTCGTTTCGTTGATCTTCGTTTTGGTATGTCCTGAGTCAGCCAAACGTTCGCGGAGGTTTGCAAGGCGGCGATTCAAATCACATTTCCCTCGTTCTTCAAGAAGTTGATAACTATCTGTCCGAATGTCCTTGAAGCTCTTACCGGATCTCCGAGCGGCCCCGTTAAGCATTCCGTTAATCTTCTGCCTCCAGTTATCGTCACGTTGCAGGAAAGTTTCCTTGATGGTCGTGAGCTGCTGTTCATGCTCCCGTTGTTTCTGCTCGATCTGCAATTGACGGTGTTCCATGGCGATCAGTAGTTGAAGCTGTGGGCTTAGGCCGGTTAGGTCGATTGACTGAGCCTTTTCCATTTCTTCAAACTTGGTTACATATGCTGCTGTAAAAAGCACGCCTTTCTCTCCGGTCATCTTATTGGCTACCATGTCACAGCCCCTACGAGTAATGAGATAATGAGGCCGACCTTCTTTTTTGGCGTCAATGTATGTTGACTCAACGAAGAAATCCAACGAACGGAACTTTCCGTTGGTTAAATGCTTGATGTAACCACCGATCCGTTCCAGCAAATCAGAGTGACGAACACCGATCATCTCTGCCACATCCCGACTATCTACAAGCAGTTGACCGTTTTGGTTTATCACCTGTAATTGATTCATTTCATTGCTCCCTTCATGCAAATTGTTGAATCTTCTCCTGCTTTCTTGATTCGATCCAGCGGATAAAGTCATTTTTATCCGCCCGTTTCGAATTCCCAATCTCAAAGTTAGGAATCCCCCCAACCTCTGGACTCGTTTGAAATAGTGAGTAAACCGTGCTTCTTGAGATACCCAAATAACTTGCGATATGCTGAGCCGCCAAGATATCAGGCAATTCATCGAGTGTTTTTGGTCGCTGGTTGTTCATGTTCTCACCCCTTTCAAGAAACCACTTTTTTTCTGACGAGTTCACTAAAAGAGACCTCGTCACCAAAAAAAATATAGTTTTGCGACCGATTGTAGACTTGCTCGATTTTCTTGATGTGTTGGTACGAAATGTTACTGGAATCTTGCTCCCAGCCCCGAAGAGTCGGAACACTAACACCGATGAGTTCTGCTGCTTCCCCCTGGGTGTAGCCAAACTTAACCCGAAGAGAGCGCAAGGTGTCTTTCAAGACAAGTGGAATGTCACTCAAAGTTATCCCTCCCTTCTCGTTTTCTATATTAGGACTCTTTTAGTGAACTGTCAACACCTTAATTCCTCTTTTAGAAAACATTTTTTCTAAAATGTATTGCAAAAGTTCTCTAATAGATATACTATTACAGAGGAAGCGATTTTTTTGAGGAGGAACCAGAAGTGACGGATCACGATGTAAAAAAAATATTTGCTAAGAACATACTCAAACTCAGAAAAAACAAAAACCTAACTCAAAAAGAACTTGGAGAAGCGTTGGAACTTGGAAAAACAACAATCTCCCAGTGGGAATCAGCTCAGAAATTACCTAACGCCGGCAGCATAGAAAAAATCGCCGCGTTCTTCAACATACCTAAGAGCACACTTTTCGAAGAAGGAAACGGACAATTCACGTCTTATGGCCACCTAATTAACCTGCCGGTAGTGGGTAAGGTATCATGTGGAAATGGTGTTATTGCCTACGAAGAGATCGAAAGTTACGAACCAACTCCTGAGGATTGGGTTTCTGGAGGCGAATACTTTTACTTGGTCGCTGAAGGGGATAGCATGACCGGGGCCAGAATTTATGATGGTGATCTTGTATTGATACGCCGTCAAGAAGAAGTCGAAGACGGGGATATTGCAGCTGTGCTTATTGATGAAAATCTGTTCTTAAAACGAGTTTACAAGCAAAACGATGCTTTGATTTTGCAATCCGAAAACCCTAATTTCCCACCGATTGTTGCTGATCCTAAAAATGACAGCATCATCCGCGTTATTGGAATACTAAAGAAAGCGATTATTAATTTCTAAGGAGTTGAAAAACAATGGCTTACTTTCGCAAACGAGGGAGTACATGGTATTACACCGTAGATATCGGGAAGGATCCATTGACGGGGGAAAGGAAACAGAAGACTAAGGGTGGATTCAGAACAAAAAAAGAAGCGCAATTAGCAGCACAAGCAATCGAACAAGAATCTGCTTTCGGAACATACATAGAAGAAAAGGACATCACTTTTGAAGAATTCGCTAAACAATGGATTGAACTTTACCGGAATAGCGGCAAAGTCAAAATAAGTACCGTTAGAGTTCGTCAACACGAATTAAACAACCTACTGCCTTATTTCGCAAAACTCAAAATGAATGCAATCACTAAAAAGAAGTATCAAGACGCAATCAACGATCTCAAGAAAAAATTTTCTGATAATACTCTAGAGGGTATCAACAGCACTGGTAAGATGATATTCAAAAAGGCAGTTCAATTGGATGTGATCAAGACCGATCCAACAACATATGCTTATGTCCCTAAGACTCAAAAGACTGTTGAGGAATTAGAAAAAGAAGAAGAGGCCGTGAAATACCTCGAAAAAGAGGAACTAGCATTACTTTTAAAGACAGCTCGCGAAAAAGGTTTGTACCAGGATTACATTATTTTTCTTCTTTTATCCTATACAGGCATGCGAGCTGGTGAACTTTGCGCTTTGAAGTGGAAAGACGTTGACTTTGAGGAACATACGATCAGCATAACCAAGACTTATTATAACCCTACAAATAATGCAACGAAATTTCAGTTGCTAACCCCCAAAACAGATACATCTAAAAGAGTTATCGAAGTGGATGAAGATGTGATAACTGAGTTAGAAAAGCATAAACGTGCTCAAAAAGAACTCATGATGAAGTATCGATTGAACTATTACGATGGTGACTTTGTAATAACTAAGACAAATAAATACCCAGGGTATCCAGAAATCATTAAGGTGATCGAAAACCGGATGAATCGACTTTTGAAATTAGCCAACTTAAACACCGAACTAACTCCCCATTCACTCCGCCACACACACACCTCCTTACTCGCAGAAGCCGGTGTCCAACTACATGAAATCATGGAACGACTGGGTCATAAAGACGACACAGTAACACGCGAAGTTTATCTTCATGTAACAAAAACCAAAAAGAAAGAGGCCTCCCAAAAGTTTGCTCAACTAATGAGAAGCCTCTAA